CTGAAAATTTAAGACTTGCCCTTGATACGCTTTTAAATGCCTTTATACGTGTTTTTCGTTTTCCACGATAAATCATAAGCGAACGAAAATAAAAAACGCTGTAAAACGATTTAAACGCACGATTTTTTTTCGCGGCAAATAAAAAACGCCCGCATAAAGCGGGCGTAACGTGTCGTTATGCTAAACGTTCTTGGGCTGTTTTAAAATACTCCGGGGCCAGCTCAATTCCGATAAAATCGCGGATCATGAATTTTGAATTGCAACGCAAGCAATAAGCGCGGCAGCAGCTTCCCAGGCGTTCCGCTGCCGTTTCAGCCGGAGCCTAGTTCGTTTTTCCTCTTTCGCGGATTCTCGCAATAATCTGTTGGTTTTCTCTATTAAGTTCTGTTGCTCTGCCGATTGCGCTGTTAAGCTGTCGATTTGACTCTTTAATTTCATTGACAGTTCCTGTGCTTGCGTTAACTGTTTCTGTAATGTCGTTAACTGTACTTCCTGCCCGTTGCAGGTTTTCCGTAATTGCTCGTTGATTCTCGCCAACTCGCTGGAGTTCCTTTCCAGGGTCGTTAACTCCTGCTCGGTCAGCGCATACATCTTCTCGGGCGCGGTACTGATATCCTGCGACGGCGCCGCATAACAGGGCAATGCACACAGCAGCAATGACAGGCAGCAGGCAGCGCAAACGGTTTTTAATTTCAGCAATTTTATTACCCTCCACTTATTCGTCCCTCACGGTTAACAATACGTCGTTGCCGTTATCAATAATCATTCTGGACAACTCCACCCCGTCCGCGTTTTGCATCCGCAGGCAGCCGTAGGTCGGCTCCCAACCTTGATAGTCCGCGTAGGGGTCGTCCAGGTCGCTGCCGCCGCCGTGGATGTCCCGGCCGCGGGGATCGCCGCTCGTAATGTAAAAATTCCCGTACGCCGGGCCGTACGCCCCGTCCGTAATTTCGGCACTCACATGGGTATAGTCGCCGTTGGGCAAGCTGCCCCGCGGGTCGCCTTGCTCGTTGTATCCCGGGAAAAAGTCGCTCCGGCACTCCCATTGACCGATTACATTATAATTTTCGTCCATCGCGTAAATCCGCTGTTTGTTCCGCTGAAACTGGATTTCTTGTAGCATTGTTTTCACCCTCCATTTTGTCCGGGATTTTATCATGGTTACGGTTAACCAGATACCCGGCAATTAAAATTGCCCCGGAAATAACCGCCGGGGCAAAACTTGTATTTACGTTTTTTCGTAGCTCATCCAACATTCTAAAATACCAATCAGATGACAGATGATACACCCACCCCGTTGTCCAGGCCATGGGCATTAAGCACAGCTCAAAGAGCAAGGCCGAGGCGATTATCATAATAAACCCCATGGGGGACAATGCGGCGGCTTTCCAGCGCTGTAAACGCCGGAGAAATTGTCTAATCATTTTATCGCTTCCTTCATTCGCAAAACGGTTTCATGCTTTACGTCCATAACCCCGTTGTCCGCCAGTTTCTCGTAAACCTCGAACATTTCTTCAAACGCCTGTTTGTCGTCTGCCGTGGGCGGATTGGTTTGAAAATGGATGTACATATCGTTTAGGGACGCACGCAAGATTAACTGCATACCCTTTCTGATTGCCCTCAGTCCAGTAACGTAGGCCACGACGTAGCCGATAAGCCCGCCCACGGCAAGGCTAACTAGTGTACTTAATCCCTCGATGATAATGTCGTTCACGTTGTAATCTCCTTTAAAGTTTCATGATAAAAGATAATACGTAATACGGCGGCATATTGTTGTGGGGCTGGTTGCCGCCGAAGGCAAGGTGCAGAACATCCGCATTGCGGGCGGACGATGGTCCATCTTGCATAGTGCCGGTCCACCTGCTGCCAGCAGACGGGTTATACGAAAAGGCTCCAGATTGCTTTGGGTCATCATTTAAATCACTCACAATATTGTGGCTTCCGTTTAGCAACCGGAACTGGGCATCGCCTGTAATATTCGGCAATTCCGCTTCCGTCAGCTTGTGGCTTGCTTCCCCGCCCGTTGCCCCGTTGTTCGTGCCGTCCCCGCCGTAGATAAACCTGTTTCGTAAGTCCGGTGTGCCGTTCGTTCCGTCGCACAAGTGCCACCTTTTGTCCGCCAGCCCCGTGTTTTTATCAATCGGGTATCCGTCGTTAAACGTCCCGGAAAACGCCGTTACAGTTCCGGGCAATACCCTCGCTTCCTGCTTCGTTGCGTAGGTGCTTTCCGCTTCCGTGCTGTTAAGTTTCTTCGCTAATTCCGCCGTCACGGTTGCCGCAAAGTTAGAGTCGTTGCCCAGAGCCTTTGCCAGTTCGTTCAGTGTGTTAAGCTGGTCGGGGGCGCCGTTGACAAGGGCCGCAATGGATTTCGCCACGAACTCCGTGTTGGCAATGGCTTTACTAGAGTTCCCAGCGTTGGCCGTGGGGACAGAGGTTGTGCCGGTCACGGTTAGGGATGTGGTGGAAAGATTGGTGGCGGTAATCGTACCCGGAAAAGACGTATTCCCAGAGGCATCCAGCAGCACAGCTTCTCTTACAAGGGCTCCGAAATAGTAATCTTTTTGGCTATCACTCGTATTCCATTCATACTGTCTAACATAGATGGGTTCGGCATTGTCATCCCCAGTGGCCAATTCTACCCATCCCGCATTCTCAGCGCCTCCTACCCGGATGCGAAACCGGTCGGAAGTACCACATTTTGCGTAAACCAAATCGGTGGGGGTATCCACAGGAGCTTCGCTTTCCACCTTAGCGGCCTTCGGATACACTGCCGGCTTGTTCTTCACAAAGGCCTTGCTGTTGGTATCCGTCACATTCCAGTCGGCCTGCTGTTCCCTTGCACTGTTTGCCGCCGCTGTTGCAGAGTAAGCCGCCGCCTTTGCGCTGTTCGCCGCATTGGTCGCAGACGTTTCCGCCGCTGTCTTGCTACTAGCGGCGTTCGTTTCGCTCGTTTTTGCCGCACTGGCACTACCAGCCGCCGCACTTGCAGAGCTTGCCGCCGCTGTTGCTCTGTCCTTGCTGTACATCGCCCAGCTCTTTGCGCTCTGGGTCTTACCTGTGGTGCTTGCGGTGTCCGCCGCATTGTCGGGAGAGGTCGTAGCCGTTGCCCACGCTTTGGCCGTGTTGGCCTGTGTACCGGCACTGGTGGCGCTGTTGGCCGCATTGGTTGCACTGGTAGCCGCCGCTGTCTTGCTTGCCGCCGCATTGCTTTCACTGGTCTTTGCGTTCTGCTCGGATGTTTTCGCCGCTGTCTGGCTCGCTTTAGCCGCATCCCTTGCGGCGATTGCTTCGTCAGCAATCTTCCGTGCGTTGTCCGTTTCGATGTATTTGCTCCCGTTCCAAAGATACCATTTGCCCGTATCCTCTGCGATGTACATGGCGGATAAATCACCTGTAGCGGGGAGTGCGTCCTTATTGGCTACGTAAATACGGGAGCCGTTAAGATTGTCGTACAGGGCTTCGAGGTTGTTGTTGATGTAGTCCAGCACGCCGGTGTTGTCGCCGTTGACAAGAGGGGACGCTTTGCCGTAGGTCCCCTCTTGGATGATGTTGTCGTTTGCATCCCGGAGTTCGGGGTGCTGGAATGTTTGTCGCTTCATGCTTCCTCCTCCTTCTTGGGCGGGTCGTAGACCATGGCTCCGTCACGGAGCACGTAGTCATGGGGATTGTCAACCATTTTCTCGCTGCCAAAAATCGTAGTACCGTCTACTGGCCCCGGCATCTGGTCAGCAAACCCGTAGCATCGTTTACTTTTATCGTCGATCAGGTAGTAAATCATTATTTGACTCCTATAATCCAGTAAGCTACCCAATGGTCTTTAACGCTGTTATCACAGTAGTACAGTCTGCTCCTATACGCATTTTTTAACGTGTTGTTGTCGTTGAAACTATTGGTGTTAGTAGTTGATAGTACTTGATAAGGCTGGTTCCAGCTACGCCACTTGTCGTCAAGATTAACCCCGCCCTGTGTATAGCATCCCCAGATACATTGGCTTTCAGCATACCCAGCGGGAAGCGGCACGGTGACGCACCCGTTGTTAACGTCGTCGTCAGCCCAGAGCACCCCACGCATGATAGTAACGGCTCGCACGTTGTACCCATTGATGCGGATGGTGTTGCCGTCGATGGTCCCGGATTTCAGCGTCGCCCCGTAGATGTTTCCGCTGTCGTCGACGGTAAAGCTCCCGCTGGAATTTTGGAAGTTCGTTCCAACAATCTGCGTGCCTGTGATTGTCCCCCCCTTTAAGCTCCCAACGTTTGCCGTGATAGCACTCAATGCGTCCACGGCCATTTTATCAGCCGTGACGGCCCCGGCCTGTATCATGTCTTTAACGACAACATTTTTATCAAACACCGTGTCACCGGTTACGTGCAGCAGCTTCCCGTCAATCTGGACGCCCTCTTTGCTCAAATTAATCTGGGAAATAATTTCCCCAGATTTAACCCGCAATGCAATATCATCTTGCATCTGGGCAATGGCGCTATAGGCTTCCTTTGCCTTTTCGCTGTCGCCTAAATTCGTTACAACGGATGTAATTTTATCGCTGTTCTGTGTGATTTGGCTGGCCAGTTCTTTCTTGTCGTCTGCAACGGTCGCTTGAATACTGTCCGTGGTTTTCTTGATTTCTGCCACCTTGCCGGATATGCCTTGCGCTTCCTTGACTGCATCCTGGATGGTCTTGTCCACCTTGTCCAGGCTGATGGCCATATCCTTAATGTTGGTTTCGTCGATAATGATTTTTACCACGGTTCGCGTCGTTGCGGACCGCTCACCGGCTCCAAACATATCATAGTATGCAATGGAAACGTCATAAATTCCCGGTTCGCAGTTGTAGCTCATGACCGGGTTTTCGGTTTTTACGGCGTCGCCATCGTTAATATATACCATCATTCCGGTTGCGTCCGCCGGGATACCTTGCCCGGCAACGGAAAACCCGGTCATGGTGTTTTTAACCGTCGGGGCGTCCGGCTTCCCGGGTGCCACCTTGTTATAATTCAGCACCGCCGGTACGCTGTATTTACCCAGGGCGTTTCTGGCAAACAGATACAGCCGCCCAGAACGGGCGTTCAGCGCAACGGCTGCCGACGTTCCGCTGGTCCGTGCCAGCAGGCCAGCCGTTTCAGCCCCCGGCGCATTATCACGACGGATTTCGTAGTACATTACGTCGGTATTCGTTACTTCATTCCATGCCGCCGTTGCCGTCTTGCCAAACGTTACGGTAAAGCCGTCCGGGGTATTGGGCACCATTGTCCGCATGGCAACGGTAATCTTAACCTTTGGTGCAAGGTCGGGGTCCGTGCTTGCGGCCCATTTATCAACGGTAGTAACTGCAATCTCGTAGGTATCACCTACCACGGCCTGGGGGATAACAACCTCGTTTTTGCCCTGTCCGCCAAAAATCCATTTACCGTAGTAACCCAGCTCGCTGACCGGTACGCCGCTAATGGCTGTTAAATCCTGCACTTGCCCGGCGTTGGTCCTGTACCACACCTGCCCCGCTGCATAGCTTTCCAGGGCGGGCGGGTCCCACTGGACAACTACGTCGTACCGGCTCACACCGTCGGCCAGGTGCCGGTAGCGGTTATAAGCCCGTACGTTTTTCACGGCGGGAATGTAGTATTTTTTAATCGTGTATTCGTAGGCTTTAACCGCGGCCAGGTCCTGCACTCCGGCACCGAATACATTAAAAGAAACAAATTTTAGATAAACCTTTTTTCCGACGTCCTCACTTAAAAACGGGATCCGGAGTAAACTTGCATCCAGGCGGGCAAACTGTGCCCCCGCGTCATGGGCCGCGGCCGTTGTCGTATGCTGTCCGCGGATACAGCCGTCAAGTTTCCAATGCCCGTTGTCTAGCAGCGTTGCGCCCTGGTAACTCAAACACTCCCCGTCAATCCAGCAGAGCGTGTTGCCCCGCTCTGCGTCCTGCTGGCTGCCGCTTAAAAACGTGCCGTTGCAGGCCACTTCCAGACTGGAATCCGTGGCCTTAATACTTTTTGCCAGGGTCCCAACCCGGGCGCTGCTGGCAATGGTCCCGGCCGCCCGGTAATTTGTTCCGTCGTCGGCAACGTATACCTCACACCCTCCCCACAGGTCGCCCTTGCCCTTTGCTCCAATCCACACCTCCAGGCCGCTTGTGGTCAGTTCCGCGGGCGGCTGCATAATGAGCGGCGTGTCCGTATCCGGCGCGTCGGCGTTGTAATCGATGTACGGCCGGTCGCCTTCATGCACATCATAAGCCGGTTTGCTCGCTTTCATCGGCGGGCGGCTGATGGCCGTGAACGTCAACGTTCCGTCTGTGTTTTCGGTTACGCTGTCAATCATTACGGGCGTTTTATCCAGGCCCAGGGCGCTGTCGGTCAACGTCACCAGGTCGCCAACTTCCAAACGGCAGAAGGCCCAGTCCAATTTAAATGTAAATTTATTCCGCCCGTACAGGGCGTCCCTTGCCAGCTGTTCGGCAACCTTAACGGCCCGCTCCTTTGTGTAAAACCAATGCGCCGTCGTGCTGCTGGCCTGCCGGAGTCCGTATTCTGCTATATCGTCTTTTAATTCGTATGCAACGGTTTCCGTTTCATAACTGTTTTTCCGGCTAATAAATTCTACTGGAAAACGGTTATAAATTTCCGAACTGTCCTTGCGCTGGCAAGTCACCAGGGCGCCGTTGCTCTCCAAAAAATCGTCAGCGGTCAAGTCGTACTGGATAGTTGTATCCGGTGTCCAGCTGCCCACCGGCCGGTCAGCTTTGCACACGATTTTAAATTTATTATTGGACCAAAACATATATGCGTTGGTCAACGTCATAAGTTCGTTGATAATGTCGTGGGCGGCTTTGGCTTCCGTTGTATCCGTAGGGCTGGAAATCAGTAAATCAGCTTCCCGGCAATATTTTCTATAGTTATCCAGGCCGATAATTTCGACGCTGGACAGCCCCACCTTGTCCAGAATATCCCGGATAACATCGGCGGGGTTTGCGTCGGTCCCGTCGCCGGTGTCGGTCAGCATCCCGCGGACTTCAAAATTATAATTGGGCATGGAACCGCTGTCGCCCAGGTCGATAACGCCCGCCATATAGGCAAGATTTTCATAGGTCAGCGCCTTGTCCGGGTGCTTTCCCTTGACGTACGGCCACGGGGCCTTTTGGCTCCCGTCGTACAGGGTCATACCGATCTGATCGGACGGGTATTGGTATACATCCTTGCCTAACCACACCTTGCCCACGCTGTGGATAGGTCCCTCACATAAACCCAGGATAACGGCAACGGTATAGGTGTATGTGATGGACACGGACTTACTTTTTCCGCCTTTCCCGGTCCTCTGCGTTTCCCGGTGCTCGTGGGCGGTAAAATCGTCGTAATAAATCACGTTGCCAGCCAGGCGGCTGGTGCCGTAAACAACGGGGACCGCGCCGCCGTAACTGGCCGTTGCAACGGTAAAATCGGAAATCTTGTTTGCTCTTGTGGTTACGGTCCGCCCCCTAAACAGCCCCATGCTCTCTCACCTCATCTCGTTTTTTAGTGCTAAATCGATACACGCCGCGAAGGCGGCTGTTGCCGCGGGCGTCCAAAAAATCTACATCGTCAATGGACGATAAAATAACGCCCTGTTCCACCCGGGCGTGGCATACAATGCCGTTGCCCATATAAACGCCGCCGTGACTGACGCAACGGCCGTACTGGTACAGCAGGAAGTCGCCCCGCTCCATGGTGTCGACTTTATCGCAATATTTCTCCACGATTGACTTAAACCATTCTTCACCGTGGCTCAGGTGCCACATATTGGAATAATGCTTAACTTTGATTTCGCCGCGTTTTACCAGGCCAGCATCTTCCAGGCTGCAAATTAGCAGCATACCGCAATCCACGCCGTGGCCTTTGGCCTTGCCCTCGTTTACATGGGGCGTCCCCAGCCAGGTTAAAGCAGCAGCCGCGATCCGGTCGCCTTGCTCACTCATAGCAGTACCTCCTTGCGCGGGATATACGGCGCAATTACTGCGCTACTGTCCGTACTGGACGCCGTGACGACACCGCCGGACCCGGTCGAGAAGCTCCCCTGGGGGTAGTATTTTCGGATGGGGAAATTCATGTTTAACCCGCTTGTTTCTGCCTTGATGGACAATTGCAGCTGCAAACCGCCCGCGTTTTTGATTTCGATTTTCCCCGCGAATAAATCCACGGTGCCAACCACGGCACCGTCCCGAAAAAAACAGCGTTTCAAATGCAGCCGCGCCCGGTCCATGGTCCCGTCCAATGCGGCCTGCATGATGGGTTTGCTCTCGATCATGTCGGTTTTTCCCGCGTAAATAGTCACACTCAGGGTGTCCACGGTCAGCGTTGAATTTAATTTGATTTGCTGCCGTTTAAAAAGCAGTTTGCCGTGCTGGTAAATCGTTCCGCCGTTGTTGATGTCAATATCCGCATCTGTATAGTAGTAATGGTTTCCGTTGGCCAGAATAATATCGTAAAGGTCACAGCTCTGTATTTGCTTTTGTGTGTTTAGATAAGCCGTCAAACTGGCATCTACTTGTTTCATCGTACCACATCCATTTTAAAGCTGGAGGAATTGTTAACGTTTTCAAAAACCCGGGTTAACTCTCCTCCGTCGTCGGAAAACCGCACTTTAAACCAATACGTATAGTCCGCCGTGACAACGGCCCCCGTTGCCGGTGCCGTGGAAAAGCTGATTACCCCGTCGGACACACTGTAGCCGCTTGTCTGCTTCTTGCCGTCCACATAAACGGTCACGTCCTCGATGTATTCCGCCGGTTCCACGTATCCGTCCAGGCTCCAAACTGCCTGGTATTTCCCGGGTACAATGACGGGCAACGCCCGCCCGGTTTCCCGGTTCAGAGTGTGGTCCAGCCACAAAAACGGCTCGTAGCCGCCTTTAACGCTGGCCACGAACGCCATTAATTTGTTCGCCGTATCATCATCCAGCAGCCCGAACGTTTCCGTGATGGTCCATTGCGGATACAGCTGGTTGGTCAACGTCCGGACCATTCCGGATCCGGACGTTTGCACGGCTGTATTCCATTTCTGTTTAAACTTGCTGTTCCATGTCAGGTGTTTAATTTCCTGCGGGAATTTTTTTAAGCTCATTACCACACCCCGCTATCTGCGGCAAAATTCCTGTTATTGTCAAACAATGCCTGCTTGATGGCATCCAGTCCGCCACGCTGTAAAAATGCGCTGAAACCGGATGCGTCAACCGCGGACACGTTCAGGGTGACGTTGCCGCCGGAAATCGCTGTAACGCCGCCGCTGCTACCCAGGTCCGGCACGCGCCCGGCGTTGATGGCGTCCAGGTTGTCCCGTCCAATGCGGTTAACCGCCTGGGAAGTAATGACGTACTCCCCATTGGATAGCATTGCCGGAATGGAATCACTGGTCCCCGTGCCAGGACCGGCAACGTAGCCGCCGGTGGCGAACCCGAACTTGCCCTTCGTTTTGCTCCCAAAATCCATGCCGAACAGGGTATGCCCAGCCCAGCGGGCGGCCAGCTTCGGGTCGCCCACGATGGAATAGATTGCAAACAGGCCCAGCCATTCCGTGGCGATTTTCAAGGCGTTCTGGAAAATCGTTTTCACAAAATCGCCCAGGGCCGCGCCCGCGGATTTCGTGCCGGTCAGGATACTGTTAAAGGCTTCGCCCATGGATTTACCGGCTTCCTGCCAGTAGCTCACCATGGCGTCCTTCCAGTTTTTCGTGTTCTTAACCTGGTTCGTTTCGGCTTCCCCGGCGTCAACCAACTTCTGCTTGTAATTGTCTACAAATTCTTGCAACGTTTCGTTTTTTAAGGCAAGTTCTTCCTTAATGGCTTCGGGATCCATGCCCAGGACCTTTGCCAGGCCGTTAATGCCTGCTTCCTGGTCCTCGCCTGCCGTTGCCATTGCCTGGTCGATTTCAGCCATTGCGTCCGTCACGCTCGTTTTGATGGCGTCAACATAAGCTTTAATGCTGTTCGGGTCGGCCCCGAACGTGCTCATTAATTCTTTGCTGTTGGCCTGCTGCTGTTTTAACCGGTCAGCGTATTGCAAGGCTTCGATTTGTGCCATATAGAGTTCTTTGGCATCTCGTTCCTGCTCGCTGATACGGTCGGCCACGGACTGCCGCGTTTCATTGTCCTGGATGTTTTCGGCCAGTTTGATTTCTTTCTCGTAGCTGTCAATTAAATCATCATACTGTTTTTTGTATTCTGCTAACTTGACTTTCTTGTCGGCGTCTGCTTTGGCTTCCCCGGTCAGCATTGTTGCCCGGACCTTCATTTCTTCAATGGCCGCTTTTTCGTTGGCCTGCCTAATGGCGGTCCAGTCGGTGTATTTTTTAATCAGAGCATCAACTTGCCGTTGCTGCTCCCGTTCCTCTTGGCTCATTCTCGGGGCGGACTCATGCGGCGTGCTTCCCGTGCCGCCTGCGCTGCCGCCGCTTGCCTTGGGCGCCCGGCGTGCCGTATGGAAACGGTTCTCGCTTTCATCGTACTCCCGGGGCACGCCCTTGGGCGGCCCCACCAGTTCATTCCATGCCGTCCCAACGTATTCCTGGACAGCGCCACCCAGGGTGGAAATGATGGACTTGATTTTATCCCAAATTGCCTGCAACGGCCTGAGGATGGGCGCCAGGTATCCGGCGATGGCGCTGCCGATGTTCCGGGCCGCGTCGTTTAATTTGTAAAAAATAACGATTACAGCTTTTACCGCGGTCCGGACAACTTCTAGCCCGTCGTCGATTACGTCGAGTGCCCATTGGGCAATGGTGCCAAACTCGCTAAATGCGCTGGTTCCGTCGGACCACACCAGGTCCAGTAAATCTTGGGTAAAATCTACCAGAGTTTGCACAATCCCGGACTTGTCAAACGCTTCAAAGATAGCGCCGCCAATGCTGGCACAGATGGTCGTCATGTTGCCTTCGACGTCGCCCCATTCATCAATGATATTTTGTTTAGACTCTGCCATTGAGCCGTCGAACGTGTGCATGTAGTCGGTCAAGCTGGCCACGGCGTCCTGGGCGTTCAACGTCCCGTCGTCCATGGCATCCATGGCTTCCTCGGCGGTCATCCCTACGGATTCAAACGCCTTATCCATGTCCATTCCGGATTGCTGCAATTCTTTCATTTGGCGGGAGGATACTTCCCCGGTTGCCTGGATTCTGGCCAGGGTACGGATCAGTGTTTCGGCTCCCGCCTGCCCCTTGCCCAAACCCGCGGCGGTATCGGCGCACAATTTAATCATATGAGCCGCATTATTTGCGCTGTACCCTAAATTCACCAGGTCCATGCCCCACTGCTTGACGGCGGTCAGGTCATAGTTGGTATCACGCCCTACGGCGTTAAACAGCTTCCCGGCTTCCGCCGCATCTTCCGCCGCCGGTTTCCAGGCCGCGAACGTGGCCGCGGATTTTTCAGCCGCCGCCCCCATGGCGGCTACGTCCTGGATAAATTGGGCAATGGCGGAGGCCACCTTGACGGCCAGGGTGCCAGCAAAAGCCCCGGCAGCAACATCCAGGGACGTAAACGCCGCGGTATTGACGCCCAGTTTTCCGGCTACGTTGTCCATCAGCTGCCCCAGGGCGCTGTGCTTTTCTTCCACCTTGCCCAGATTGTTGACTGTATCTTTAATCGCTTTATTGTATTCCGCGTTGACCTGCTTCTGGGCGTTCAGTTTCTCTCGTAAATCCTGCATCGCTTTGGCCTGTTCGGAGGTCGCGTTGGTGCCGGACTGCGTGGCCTTTTCCAGGTCGCGCAATTCTTTTTGCATAGCAGAGGCGGCCTGTGTCCCTTCGGCCAGGGCGCTGTTCAGGCGCCGGAGCCCTTCGTCATTGGTAAAAGTTTCCAGATTGATTTTGGCGTCAGCCATTTCCTCACCTCCTACAGGTCAATGTGGTTCTTTAAGTAATTCAATAAGTAATTCGTAAAATATTCTTCTATCGCTTGCGCGTTTTTTTCGAAATAAGCGCCGTGCGGTGCATACTCGGGGCCTTTCATTCCTTGCCGCGGTCCTCGTTTTCTGATGGCCCGGCCATATGCCCCCGTGTTGTACCACCTGGCAAAATAATTTGCGTAAACCGTTGCCTTAACAACGCCTACGTTTTCAACTTTAAACTTCCCTTTTTGTATGTATTTCGCGATTTCCATCCCGCCGAACCCGGTTTGTGGATGGGTACGCCGGATGTAGTCGCATGTCGCGTTCTGCGCTTCCCGGGCGGCTCTCACAACGTCCGCGGTAAACCCTGCGTCGGTATATTTTTGGACTCTCGCCTTTAACTCTGCAATGGTTTCCACGCGCAATCACCTCAAATAATAATAAAGAAGGGCCGCAGTGGCGGCCCTGTTTGGTTATTCTCCAGCGGTAAACCCGGTTTTCGTTTCCGGTTTACCAGTGCCGGTGGCTTTCATGCTGTATTCCACCAGGTCCTCGGCGGCGCTGGTTTCTTCAAAACTCGTCACAACGGCGGTAAACTGCATATATTCCTTGGTGTCAACGTCTACATAAGCAAATTGCAACGCGTTTTTGTTGGTGCAGTTGTCGTCATAAACGAAAGATTTCAGCACATTCTGGCCAACATCGTTGGCAATTGCCACCAGTTTAGAGGAAATTTCAAAACTTTTCCCGGTGGGGGCCGCGATGGACCAGCCGCCGCTGTCTTTGGTGGTCTTGCTTTGGGTGTTAACGGTCGGGCTCATGGTAAAATCTTCGGCCCCGCCAATAAGAGTCCATTTCGGGGATTCTGCGGTGGCACCGTTCCCATAGTTTACGTACAACAGGCGCTTCTTGCCGGAAATACCGGTGGCGCCGTCGAATTGCGGCAAATTTTCCGCCGTAATGGTTACGCTCATTTAAATTACTCCTCCTTTAACTGTCCTACACGAATTTTTAAATCAATGCTGCCGTTTTGCCATTCCCCGGCGTCGCCTACAATCGGCAAGCTGATAGACACGGAACCAACGGTCAGGTCCACTAGGCTAAAACCGTCATTGTTTAAGCTGGTGTTTAACGCTTCCCGTCCGTCAGTGCTTACCAGGCGGCAAAACGTGGTTTCCAACTTTTGGGCAACGTCTTTGCGGCCGCGGTAATTGCTGTAGATTTGCAGGTTAATGGCCATTGTCCACACGGGGCCGGTCTTTGTATCCCGGGCGTCCATGTCGGCCGCTCCCAGGATACCGTAGGCAAACTCCGCCTGGCTGCGGAAATAATCCTCGATTTCGGTAATCGGCACGGCGCTGTCAAACCATTCCAGCCCTTGCCCGTTCAGGGTCGCATACAGGGCTTTGCTAATTGCGGTAAACGGTAGTTTATACGTCATAATTTACCGCCCCCCGTAATGGCTGTTGCCGTGATCTGCACATAAGCCGGGCGGCTTTCATCAATCAGCAAAACATCATTGATTTTATACGCCTTGCCGCTCCATTCCAGGCGCCAGGTGCTGTCCAGGTCCGGACACGTTTTTCTGGTGTCCCTCACCAGGAAATACCTGGTATCCACGGTCACATAATCGCCGATAATCTGCTGTTTGCTTTGGCTTTTAACGGTCACAAGCGCCCGCATTTTTAAAAATTCCGTGTAGGTCGTTGCACTGACGCCGCCCAGGGCGTCCCGTTTAGGGGCGCTGGGCTTCATCAGCTTCACAGTTTCCGTAAATCGTCCCGGGTTGCGCCGGAACATCTTATGCCCCGGTCTTGGTCAGGACGGTAAAGCATTTACCGTAGGTGTTCAGGTCGGTGAATCTAGCCACCGCGCGAACGATGGTGCTATTGGTCCGGAACCCGGCTTCGGTGCTGGATTGTACCTCCAGGGCGGGGTACGCGATGTGGTACAGTGCCCGGTAGTCACCTACCACGGCGGTATTGTCAGCCAGGGCGGCACCTTCTACAACATGAATCGGACGGCTTTCAATCTGTCTTACAGTTTCGTTGTTGGCATCTCTTGCCAGCAGATAGCGGCCCTGTTTGTCTTTGGCCAGTGCCATTGCCGCGAACGTGTTCTGGTTGACCACAACGGATGCGTTGGCGCCTGCATCCAGCGGGCAGGTAATGATGGCTTTTTTAATGGCGTCGATGGCGTCAACGGTCCCGAAATCGTCAACGGTGTTTTTCTTTACGTCGGCAGGCGCAACGGCTTTGGCCAGAATATCCTTGTTTACGTCATTGATGTAGATACGGTTAAACAGGGTAGAAATCAGGGCCACAATATCGGTGGCGCTGTCCCGAATCAGTTCGTTGGATACAGGAATCAGGGCGCCCTTGCTGGCCAGGGTAAATGCCAGCTGGGTAAATGCAGCCTTGCCCTCTTTAATGGCGTTGTTTTCGTCAAACGCTTCCAGGGTCACGCCTGCCTGGTTGCCGTAATCAATAACGGGGATTTTACCAGAACGGGTGCCAACGGTTACGCCGGTCACAATGGATCTCAGGTCTACGCCCTGCCGGTCATTTTCGACAATAGGCAGCAGGATTTCAGGAATCAGGAACCCGCCGTCAGCAGATACGGCACCATTCTGGCCGGTAGCCGCTGCTTGAAATGCTGCTTTCATGGTGGCGTCCAGCTGGTTCATTTTTTCGCGGTCGCCGCGCAAAAAATCTTTCAGGGCTGCGTTAATCATACCTCTAGTTACTTTTTCCATAGTCGGTTTCTTTCCTTTCTCCGCGGTTTCCGCGGCAACGGCTTTTTTATAATTTTCCAGGGCGGCCTGCAGGCGCTGCTGTTCTTCAGCGCTCACCGGCTCCTGGTTGTCAACTTTCTTCTTTAAGCTGGCCCGAATTGCGGCCAGCTCCCTTTTTAATTCCAGGGAGTGCAACATTAAAAATATTCCTCCATTTCTCTGCCAGGGCGGGGTCCATTTTCCCCGGCGCTTTGTTTTTCCGCCTGTAGGCGGTTAATTGCTCATAGGTGGGGGCGTGTTTTCCCAGCATTGACTGATACACGGGCAGGGATACGCGTCTGATTAGTAAATCTTCTTCCCGATCTACCCTCCGCATATATCCTTCAAAAAGGGCGTCTAGCTCCCCAACCGTCAGCCGCTCAAATTCCCACGGCTTTAAATCCAGTTCCCCATAAGCAATTTTTTCCAGCTCCGTTGCAAGGTCCGCAACGGTTTCATAGGATTTTATTTTTTGGTCCCCAGGGGCAGGTTTTTTGGGACCTTCCCAAACGTCCCGGACTTCATCAATGCGGGCACAATCACCTTCATGTACAGGTCCTGTGCGCTCATCTCTGCCAGGGCAGCGGCCCAAATTTCGTCAAACGTTTCCGCGGGTGTGTTTTCCGGCATCCCGCCGCCGATAAGCCCCCATTTTAACATGACGTAGAAATTGGTCAGGCTGGCCACGGCCACGGCTTTAAAAAGGCTGTTCCCTGGCAGCTCCTGTTCGGCTCCCATGACGGCTTTCAGGGGATAGCACACCGCGTACTCCTTGCCGCCCGCTTTAAATTTTACAGTTTTATCGATCGTTGCCATTTTCTCCTCCTTCATTCCCCTGCTCATCTCCCGGGCTGTCACCCAGGGCACCGGTGCCGCCCCGCTGCGTCAGCATATCCGCCTCCGGCGTATCCAGCCGCGGATATTTCAAGCTGGCCCGGGCTTCGTTGGGTGTTAAAATCCCGGCGCCGGTGTAGCTGCACAGGACGGACGCCTTGCTTTGGGCATCCAGGGTATCAAACACGTCGTTTACGGTGCCAAACCTCAGCCCGGCGTTTCGCTGCCGTTCGGACAGCAGCTTGACGGACAATTCCGCCGCGTATTGCTCCAAAATCGGGGCAATCGTCTGGGAAAAGAACTGCATCATCTGGGACGCGGAAAACGTTGCCGCGCCGGTGCCTCCCATCCGGTTTAACATGGCTAGAGGGATACCAAACAAAGCGGAAATATCTTCCGCCTTGGACTCTTTAACAATCTGGTAGTAATTTCCAACGTCGTTGGTAATATTGCTTGCTTCCATCCCGGCGGGTAGCGGCAAAATGGTGGCGTTGCTGTTAGACAGCAGCTCCTTAATTTGTGCTTGCAGCTCTTTCTGCTTTGTTTTGCTCAGGTCGGACGTATACGTCAAAACGATGGTGCCGGAAAATCCGTTGGAAATGGTGCTCCTAATAGCGCCTTCCACTTCCGCGTTTGCCGCTAAGGTATCGCGCAATACGACGCCCGCTGGTCGGCCCAGAATACCGTTGGTAGAAAACGCCCGGAAATGTAAAATTTCCTCCGGAAGGATGGTGTACGTTGCCCCGTTCCGCGGGTCCGTGTAACGGTAAACCAGTTTCCGCCCTCCGTCCAAAATGTTTTCATCATCCCACACCACTTGCATACTTCCAGCATCCAGGGGCACCAGGGCGGCAACGGCAGTGGTACGGTCGCAATTGATATACGCAAACGCATTTCCGTATAAAATCCGCTGCTTCTCCATGTATTCCCAGAACGCGTATGCGTTAATCCCCGGGTACGGCTGATAATTTAGCACGGTAGCGCTTCCGGGCACGGCGGCCGGTTCCGCCGTGGAATCCGGGCGGTAAACCGTCCACCGGAACTGGGCCAGGTTTTGGGCCAGGATTTTTACACACGTTGCAAAAATAACGTCAGCGTTCGGACTGATGTTAAACGCGCGTCCGTACCCTACCGGTGCCAGGTTCCTGTACTGTTTTGCCGGGGGATAACCACGGATGTAGGCTTTAATTTTCTCGAACATTTACGCCTCCAGTTCCTTGTCCACGCTGGCAAACAAGGCAGCTAGGGCGGGTGCGACAACGTACGCCTGCGGCTTTTTATCATCTTCACCGGAATCCGGATCCGGTTTCTTTTCGTCGTCCTTGCTATCATCCTGTTCAGGGTTTTCCGGCTCGCCTTCATCAGGTTCCGCGGTTTCATCGTCGCTTCCCCCTTCCGGTCCGTCGTCCTTGTTTTCTTCTTCGGCTTTTACCCGGGATTTGATAACCAGATCGTACAGATTCACGACGGCGGTCAGGGAACCTTCGGGGCGCTCCACCTTTTTAACCACCACGTTGTCAAAATATTCCGCGGCTTCGTCGGATGTCATCCAAAAATCACCGGCATCCATGGCCGCGCTCACCTTGTCAATGTCCCGGCAATGAGCAGCCAGGATATTCCGCTGGATGGCGTCAACCCGTTTCATGGCTTCCACGGTGTTTTGCAGCTCCTCCTTGTTTCCGTCGGCAACGGTCCAACAATTGTGCAGCACGATAACGCTGTTTTCATCCACCACAACTTCGTCGCACGCCAGGGCGATAATGGCGGCAATGCTTCCAGCCGTAACATGGACGTTGGCGGTGGCCTTGTGTTCGCTGTTCTGGATGGCGTTTACAATGGCCAGTCCGGCGAACACGTCGCCGCCCAGGCTGTTAATATCCAGGCTGTAATCCTCCGTTGCGTCCTGGATACCGGCGACAAGATCATCGGTTGCCTCACAATCATAAACGGCTCCAATTAAATTAAAATTTCCCATTCCCTCATTCCTTTCTATACATCTGCAACTGGGTAATCATGGCACGGGCGCGGGGGTCCATCCCGGCGCTGCCCTCTGCCCATCCGCCCTCCCGGTTGTCGTAGGCGTCGGGCAACCAAAAATCCAACACCCAGGCGTCGGCCTTTGTTTTAAAACTTTCGTTGCTGTCGTAAATTTCTTGGAAGTCGTCTACGGCATCTTCCAGGTAGCCGTACCCTGCAACGATTTCCCGGTTTAAAATTCTGTCGTCGTCGTCGCCCACGATATTCAAATATTCTTTTACTTCGTCTAGTGTGACCATTTTAATCACCCCTTACCAGCTCTAGCCAGTCGTCCACGGCTTCGTTGCCGTCAACGTCGCCCCGGTTCCAATCAATGTACGGGGCAATGAATCCCGTCAGCATGGCATCCACCGGGTCGATTCTCACATTACTGTCAGCCCGTAGGCTGATTTTTTCCAGGCTGTAATAACCTGTTGGGTTCTTGACCATTACGGCGTTCATCATGGCTTTTTCTAAAATATCTTCGTTTCCGGCGCTGTAAATGATGGATTTATCTTTCCATAATCCCGATAAAATTTCGATGTACTGGCTCAATGCCTTGGGGCTTTGGTTCTGTAAAATGAACGTGTCGCACATTTCCGCCAGCTGTTCCTGGATACCGGCGATCCCGTAGGGGTCCGCGGCAATGGTCACATAATGCAGGCCGTACTTCTCCATCGTTGCCCTGATAAATTCCAGAACCTGTCCGGCGTCGATGTTCTCGCCGCCCCCGCCGGTGCAGAGAAACAGTTCCTTGTCCACGTAATCCCGGTACGGAAATTTATCGGCGTCCACGTGCATCTGCAGTTTATTTTTAGGCATCCAGGACACCACGTGGCAAAACATCCGCTCGTTACTTTTTTTCTTTTTGGCCTTCAAAATTTTTCCGTCTTGCTCTTTAACGATGGTCCCGAACCAAACGGACGTTAAATCCAGCGTGTGGGACAGGTCAATGCCCAGATACCAATCTTTATAGCCCTTTCCTACAATATCAGCAAAACCGACGGGCGCGCCGCACGCTTTCATCTGTTCAAACGTGCACAGCCCGCGGTCCTCCGCGGAATACCACACGTTGCATTGCTTTGTGGCGAACGATTGCAGCTCAAACCCCTTAACCTCATTCGCTGCCCGGGCCTTTGCCGTGTAGGATTTTTCAATATAATCCTTGACAGTGTACCCGTCCTGCTGGAATAGCAGCACCGGGTTTGCCTTGCCCCACACCTTAATAGAGGAAAAATCTTTCTTTGCTATATCCTCTTTATCTGGTTCACATAAAAATAGAAAATTTTCATCCGGCAGCGTTCCCTCTAGCAAATTCTTTTCCATACTCAACCATTTTTTATGGTTCGTCCCGCCGATTTCAAATTGCGCGGTGCTCATAGTCACCAGCAATTTATCTTTGTAATGCCCTTGCCCGTCCTGGATGGTCTTTGTGATAATTTCGTCGCACAACATTTCTTCGTCAATGACGGCCACACGGTTTGTAAATCCATCCAGGGATTTTTTCGCACCGCTCCCGGTCCGGAACATCTCTAATTTGTTGTTTGTAATCCTGCTTTTCGCCCAGCAGGCGGTCCGATTTACGTTGGTGTACGTTTCTGCCAGGTACGGGTCGTTGTCGATAAATTTCACAAATTCGTCGAAACAGATTTCCGCGTTCTGTCCTTTGCAGCTGGCCAGGATAATGTTTTCATTCCGGTATTTGCTCATTGTCATGAGATAGTGCAGCACGCCGGACAGCAAGAACGATTTTCCGTTACGCCGGGCAACGTAAATATTTGCCGTATTTACCAGATACCCGCCGTCCGGGCGGCGTAAACCGAAAATCCCGCACATGATAAATTTTTGCGCCGGGTATAATTCCAGGTGCTTTGCCTTGCCGTCTTGGTCTACGTAAATCAGCAGGTTTAAAAATTTAAACATCGTTGCCATTTCATCGGCGGCAAAACGATATTTTTTCGCAAGGTCCAGGAAACGGGTGAAGCACAGCAGCTCCGCCCGTCCCAGTAATCCTTTTTTATCCCGTTCAACCAGTGCCCGGTGATAGTCGCCTATATAATTTTTCAGTTCCGCGGGGACCATTGCGGCCCGCAGTTCCTGTTCATACATTTAACCACCACCAAAACGTTTTCTAAATTCCATGATACCCGCCTGAATTCTTTCCAGCGCTGCTTCCTTATCCTTTTTATACATTGCATGGATTTCCGCGTGGCTCTCAATGCTTACAGTAATGAGATTGTCCAGGCGGTAAGCAAGTTCCGGCGCTTCGTCCCGCTCTATGATATGATGGACCACCGGCCGCGCGGGTCGGGAATGAACCCCTATCCCCATCATCCATATGTCGTACCCCATGTATTTTATGAGTACGTTCTTTCGGCACTTCTCCCATTTCCGGCTGCCGTACATTTTCCTGGCTTCGTTCTCCTGCATCCGCTTGTTTTGATGTTTCCGGGTGCAGGTTGGGCAGCGTTTTCCCTCGTAAAGCTGATGGCACGTTGGACAGCGTTTTTTAATTGCTCCCATTTTTTCGCGCGTCCTCTAACAGTTCAAAGTAGGGGTTTTTGTCGGCTTTCAATTCTTCTTTGATGGAGTCAAATTTCAGGGTTTTGTATAGCGCAAGGGCAATTTTGTTAAATTCCTTATACAGTCCAATCAGCGTTGCCATTTCGTCTTGGTCCTTGACTTCCAGTCCGTCCTGGATTTCTTTAGACACCTCGTTGCTCATGATCGTAAAACGGCAATATTGCAGGATTAGATCCTTGTTTACGTCGTTGATGCTGTCGCATTTATCCTTTAGACTGTATATAAATTGATAAAGATTATTAATTTCTCT